GGTTGAGTGTAATTGAGTTTACTTTTTAATATTTACAAATAATTATTTAATGTCAATACTATTTATTTCTTGAATTGAACTAGGCTCAAATCTTCTCTAAGATCATCATCTAATATCCATTCTTCTTCAATGCTTAATACGTTTAGTATTGTTGCCTGGTGTTTACCATCCTCATTCATTTTAATATCTGTATTGGCTGGTATTGATTGAAGTAGCTTATTAATTTGTTTATATACCTGGGTAACGTTATGGGTCATTACTTTTCGATATATATTCTTTTTGTTTCTATACATAAATAAAATTTGCGACAGATGGGAATAGAAATAAGGAGGGGCGGCAATTCTGGCCGCTGAAAATCCTGGAATTTAGGCGGCAACCGCATACTATATGCGGTGCAAACCCTTGGTATGACTAGAAAAAATGACCCCCACCCCCTATATTTATATTTTTGGGGGGCTATGGGGGGTAGTCCTTCGGACCGCTATTGCGTATAGGGTTCAGAAATTTATAACAAAATTTTTTACCTATACCATACCCACATCATCAGAGACTCCTTATCCTTTTCATAATTAATCTCACCGACTAAGCGGTTTACTTCTTTGTGATTATGTTTTTGCTCTGCAATAACCAAATCATCATATAGTTTTTTTAATCTTTCTCTCATAACAACATTACTTTCTATAAGTCTTTTTTAAATGAGCAATAGCTCTTTGTTGCTGGAGTTCATTATCATCATGAACTACTGGCCATATCTGTAGCTTTAAGCGTTCTTTAATTGCTAATTTGTACCGATTGAACAGTACTAATACGTTTGTAAGTTTCATATCTAAAGAGTATTAAGAGGGTATCCTCTTTACTAGGCATTTAGACGTTTAGCGGTAAAAAGACGCTCGCTACGCTCGCTTACAAACACTAGGGTTTGGAGCTTTACTGAGGCGATTTGAGAGAGGTTTACTTAATTCAGGAAGACGTTAGAAACCTGATCAAGCGGGGGTATATGTAAGTTGGATATAGGGGGAGCCCCGATTAACAAGGGCTCCGTCTCACCGCAATCCACACAGAGGAGCACCACTTCCTCTGTTTACCTCCCTGCAATGACCTCTCAGCGGCCCTGAGTCCAATCATAGACTTTGTTTTGCTGTACTTCGATGTCTTTAAAGCTCTTCCCTAATACAAGGGCATCTGTAGCCAAGTGAGGATGATTTATAAATGCTTGTTCCATAGCGTTCCATTCTTGTCTTTGACGATCTTCTACTGCTTCTCTAGCTGAGATAGCAACAGCATCAATAAACCATTTAACTCCTTGTGAAATACAATCAGCTCTATCGTCATGTCTTACAGCTCCTTTCTCTTTACACATCCTGGAGAGTTGATACATGAGCATATACTCTAGTCTTTTCTCAGGAGGTTCATCAGGGTTAGATCTGTAGTCATATTCAAAGACTTTTGGATCAACGATCAACTTATGTTGATTCATTACTGGTTCAAGTGTTTCTATTATTCTTTCTTCTTTTCTAGTAGTAGCTCTAACTTCTTCGATGTCAGCCATTAAACCTTCTTGTCTTTGATGACGTTTAAAAAGTTCACAAATCATTCCATCACCGAAGTTAGATTCAATTAGTAATTTAGATGCCTTATATCGTTTACCAAGACGAACAATGTCGATGAGGGTACGATCAGAGTATCCGTCTTTGTACGCTCTGATGTCTCTAAGGAAAATGTAGCCATTAGCTTGAGAAAGGATAGCGGCCACAGTTTCATCGGAACCTCGCCCTGAAGGGTCAACCGATACAATCGTCTCAGCGTATGGAACTGCGGCTTCGTCAATAAATAAGGGTCCATAGAAGCGATCCCCAGGTAAGCCGACAGGATTGAGTTGCGTAAGCATGTAGCGAGGATCAGCGGACCAAACATACCGTTGAGCACATTCTTCTCCGAGAGGGGTTACTATTAAGTCTCTAAATTTAAGAGGAAACTTTTCTTCATCAGATAAAGAAGTATCTAACATGAACTGCAACATAAAGTTGCTACGTCCCATAGCTGCTTCTCTTTCAATAAGATCTTTGTCTGAAAATCTTGTATCTGTTGGAGTCCAGGATTCCGCTTTTTTCTTATTAATATCTTCTTCTAATTGAGGGGCTAGAAGGCCCTCGTAATTCGATAAGATCTTCGGGTATCTAGCTGGCCAAACAAAGGGCTTGTAGGCTCTCTCAGCAAGCTTTCTGTAGATGGTAAAGGTTGATTGAGGAGTACCTAAGAATAGGATTCTAGATTCATCAGAGGGAGTCAAAATAGACTCAGCTTCAGTTACTAATTGAAGTAACTTTTCTCTCTGCATATCAGTAGCACTATTAAGTGGAACCTCTACGTCATCGAACACTAGCAAGTCAGCTCTACTACCTGTCATCTGTCCAGTTATACCAACTGATTTAACAGACGGTGCTTGGTGAGGTTTAGCTGGTCCTACATCGAAAGATATACGGCTCCAGCGTTGGTCATCATTCTTGGGACCAAGATGCCCTAGCCAAGGTATATCTAAGATTAGTTTTTGACAAAAAATTGAAAAGTTATCAGCTCTTTCTTTACTAGCTGAAACTACCATTATCTTTTTGTCGTAGTTGTTATATAAAGTCCAAAGCACAAAGGCTGCACTAATCCAACTTTTACCTACTCCCCTGAACGCACTTATCTGTAATCGTTTAGGACCTGTTTGTAGGTATTTAGCTATAGATAGTTGAGCCCTAGTTGGCTTTGGTAAATCAAGTTCTCTCCAGACAAGAGTTAAGAAGGCTCGAAAGTCTTCTTTAATCTTTTTGTCTAAAGTTTCTACATTATTCATTTAGGCTTTATTTCAAAATTTGATAAACCTTCTACTTCAGATTCCGTCTCAATGATTTCAACTTCTCTGTCTTCAATAAAATCAGGACATTGTGCTTCCCAATCTTTAATAGCTTTATCAACAGTTAATGTAGTTTTCCATTCTATGTATTGAGTTTCAAGTCCATAGAGGTAGCCCAGGATAAGCCAAGCCATAGGAGGTGGACAATTTCTCATTACCCACCTGGCTATATTTTTAAACTCGCTTAACCTGAAACGGACAGCGGGTAGTTTCATTAGCTAATTGTTATAGAGAAAGCTTTTTCGTATGTAAGAGCTGAACTGTCTGTAACTCTTATTCTTACTGACTCTGTACCAGCTGAAGCACTAGATCCTGTGAACTGTAGAGTTGTTCCAGAGATAGTGTAGTTGCCATTGTTTGTAGAACCAGATCCAGATACAAGACTGAATGTAAGGTTGCTAGCTGAGTCTGTTGCTACAGCAGCAAGAGTACCAACTGTAACTGGAGTAGAAGATCCGTTAGCACCAGTTGAAACCGCTGCAGCTGAAAGTGTTATATCAGTTGGACCATTAGAGGTTAGGTTTTGAGTTGCTCCTCCGATTGAGGTAGCTGTTGTTGCTCTATCTCTTTCAATGCAAGCATCTAAAACTTCGAGTACATCTCTAACTGTGCTAGATGTAGTGATGTTTGCTAAAGCTGTATCAGCTGTTGAGTCGATGGCAATGCTTCCATAGCCGTAACTATGAATAGTTCCAGCTCTTCTATTTGTTTGAGCTGTAAAAACTTCTGCAGTCATAATAATTTTAAACTTAAAAATTCATGTAAATGAAGTGACCCCTTTGCTTGATTACAAGCTCTACAGGCGGTCACACAATTAGAGGCATTTGTTTCGCCCCCTTTCGACCTGGGGCGAATGTGGTCAATGGTTAAGTCTTCTGTTGCACCGCAATAGGTACAACGATGTTTGTCCCGAATCTTGATAAGGTCCCTCCACATTCGTTTGGCATCTGTGCTTCTGAATGTAAGAAGATCTTCCATGAGGCTTCGGGGTGTTTCCATTGGCTCATTAATAACTAAGGTTTACTTTTTGTATTTAGATTTACCGTTACGTCCATTACGTCTACGGTTAGTGCTTGCTTTTTCCAGGACAGTTTTTCCACTTCTCTTATGAGAAACATCTTTACCATCACCGTTCCCATAAGTCCCTTTCTGTCTGTTGGCTTTATTTAAAGCAACTCTTCGTTTTACCTGGGATGGTTTGCGATTGTATTTTGCTTGTGCCCTAAGTCGGGCGGGACTTGATTTTGTCATTGTTATGTATGTCTATTGACTTCATCAAAATCCAATTCAGGTATAAGCCCTGCAAGACCAGCCAGGGGCGAGTTGTCCATTGCTACACCTGTAATATCATTTGCTTTTAACCAATCAATCGCAGCTCTTAAATCAGCTGTAGTAGCTTCTCCAGATTTAATTCTTGCAATTATTTCATTGGTCAACAAAGTATGAAGTTCCTCGAAGGAAGCTTCACTTGTTCGTTTATTCATAACGCTCCTATGCTGGAGACTTAAACAGGTTCTCTTTTATAAGGGCAACTGCTTTATCGTCTATGGTATTTTCTGTGGATTTGCTGTATGCCTCAAGAAGGCTAATTACTAATTCCTTAACCGCTGTACTCTTGAGGAAGGCAAATAGTATTGGTTTTATAAGTACAATCATTTTAAAATAATTCTGTTAGTTCTAAAGTTCCGCTAGTAGAAGCATTTCTTTTAATAGCGATGTTTGCTCCTTCAGGAACTACTAATTCCAATCTTTCGTTTTGTGCGATGAAGTGGCTAGTTCCACTAGCTGTTTGACTAGATCCACCAATTGAGTATCTAATGTCAGCCGTAACTGCCCTAATAGATATTCTGGAGCAACTAGAGGTCAAAGCTGTGTTAGCACTTGAGGCTCCAGCTGAAAGTTGTCTAGCTACTCCAGGTTGTCTATTTGGTTCAACAGTACGAGCTGATTGTCTACCGTCATATAATGCCATTTTTAATAAGCTCTAATAATTCTCAAAAATTTGTAAATTAAATAAGAAACACACAAAATTGCTATAAATTCTGTCATTTATCTTTCTTAGGAAATAAAGAAGTAATAGGTACTATGTCGTTGCATAAATGTTCTACCCTTGAGCCTGGACGGAACGTAAATCCCAATCTTTGGAGCTCGCTACATTTGAGAGCACGAACCAGCTCCATATCTAATCTGATTTTGTCTTCTTGCCTGGCTGCAAGTGATAAGCATTGATCTATACTTTTCCGATTTAGTGGGACCATGAAATTAACCTGGAACCCCCAATTTTCAGAAATGACATATCCATCTTCAGTTTGTGGTTGAGTATCATTCCCCATATAAAAAGGAGAAAGAGTCATCGTAGATCCGTTACAGCTGAAACCTTGACCAAAATATTGCCTAGACGGTCCACCATTATTGTTGAACTGTACAGACTGATTGGTATTGTTTGAGGTCGCAGCTGCTACTGGATTTGAGTTGTTATTTGTTTCTGCAACTACTGGACTACTTACTGCGAGAAGACAGAGAGTGAGGTAGTTGTAGAGTTTATTGTGTAATTTGTTGTGGTATCCCATTGCTCAACTAGCCCAGCGGCTCTTGTAGTTGTTTCTAAATTCCAGGGTAATGTGGTATCTGTTACTGAAAAGGTTGTAGCTGTGTCAGCTAAATTTCCAGAAGCAGTTACATTAGAACCTGACCAGGTATTTACCTCGGCCCCAAAAATTTGTTTCTGCGAAACTTCTGTTATAGTCTGAGTTGTCGTGGTAGTACTTTGCATACTCCCTGAAGTGAACTGAGGGGTCACAACATTGGCTTTAGCTACAGCTGGTGATAAAAGGGCGAGACATATTATCCATTTTTTCATGATTTAATTTCTTCAGGTTTTTTTGCCATAGGACAAACTGGTGGCTTACTTGAACCTTTACCATTGTTTGTCTGCAATCCGAAGGAATAAAGGGCAGATCCAAAAATCGAAGCCACGAAAGTTATATCCGTATTTGCGGTTTTTTTTATCATTGGTAACTCAATATAATTAAGTGTAATAATAAATCCACTCCACACGACAACCCCTAGCCTGACTAGAGTTCCAAGGACTTCCAAGGTATGCTCTTTTTCATCGGCTACATCTTTAAGCTTTCCTAATATTCCCTTTTTCTTTTCTTCCACTTATTTTTTTAATTAGTGTTTTAAGTATTGGTTTCATAGCAGTCACAGCCCATTTAAAGGCTGCTGTAGCTGTGAGCGTGGCTGCGACTGAGACAACTGCTGTACCCCCAGCAGTAATTAAAATTTCATTCTCTGGGACAGGTACATCATAATCTGTAAAAGGTATATCAATTCTTCTAATACCAGTTGGAGCTTCTTCTGTTTCTGTACTTTCAGATTTAATTCCAGGAGGAGGTTCTAAATCGCTCGGAGGAACTACTAAAGGTACATAACTAGGAACGTCTGCTGTTGGTAAAGGTATTGATATTGTTTCTATCTTTTCTACGTTGGGGATGAGGATGGTTGGTATGTTTTCCATAATTCTTTCACCTCATCCGTCCAAACTGCATTACATACAGCACTAACCTCTGCTGGTTCTGCACTTATGTCTGAGTCTGGCTGTAATACATATCTTTCAAAAGATCTTGTAAGTTCTTTGTCATCTTTTTTGATAACTGTTGCTTTGCGGACTTGTACCGCTTTGTATTGACCGACAACTTCTATCTTGTCGTATTCTATTGATTCACTTAATGCCATGATAAAAAAATAAATTTATGCTACTCGTAATACTCCACATCCAGAAAATTCTAAATGACCACCACTTATATTAGTATTGTTTGGGTAAGAATATAAGGTTAATGTATTTGCTGCAAAAGTACCGTTAGCTTGCCAACGATATTGACCACCACCTGTGTAATCTCCAGCACTAGAACCATTAAAATAAAGATAACCACCACCTATAAACTGATATGCACCATTATTACTTGTCATAAGATTAAATGGTAAATTTCTAACTACCCAGTATTGACCAGCATTATCACTTATATTATTGTTGTACCAATAAAAACTTACCCAAAGTAAACTACCAATTTTAAGATAACGTCCGTATCTACTTCCTGCCCCAACTGTAATCTCGCTAGATCCACCGTTTCTCCACATTTGTGGTGTCCAAACACCTTCTTCATAATCGTCAAGTGCGTTGGCTGCTGCGGTGTCTCCGTTAAAGGTTAACCCTCCACCAGAAAGAATACGCATACGTTCTGAACCATTGGTTCTAAAATTCATATAATCATCACCATGCTTATATTCAATAGATCCAATGTATGAATTAGCATCAGTTCTATCTGCTACATCACCAAAATAAATACCACCATATAAATTGTTTGCACTATGAATTTGAAGTGCAGTAGATTCACCACCATGACCTAATATAAAATTTCTAGAATTTGCATGGGTATAAACTGGGAATGAAGCATCATTACCTATCCCTACGTTTCCAGACGAATCTATACGCATTTTTTCATCATGACTGCCACCATTTGTTATTCCAAATTTAAGGTGTGCATTTTGATTACTACTGCCACTGAAAGTTCCATCTGCTGTACAAGTTATACTTCCTCCTAATGTACTGTTTGCTGGTGCTAAATCTATCGCAGCAAAATTTGTTGTAGTTGCATCTGAACTAGCAACACGAATCGTACTATTACTAGCTCGCTTCGTTTGAATCATCGATGTTGAATCATCAGATGTAGTATCTCCTACCAGCAACCTTCCAGACGAATCTATAACTACATTTGACTCACCATTTAAAGTATTAGCAGTACCAGAGCCAGTAATAACTCTGTTATCTGCGTTGTTGTTTATTGTTGTCTGTGTTTTT